TTTGAATGTTGCTACCGTTGAGGTGGTTAGATTGCAAGCAATTGCAGCTAAGATGTCTTTTAAAGCAACGTGGATGGCAAACGTAGATAAGGGAGATAGGGCAAAAAAGAATATATACTTTACGGCAGCAGCATCAATTAATGAATTGGTTGCAGCTCTCAAGTATATTGCTCGATAATATTATGGTTAAAAATTTATTACAAGACATGATGGGCGATTCAGCCAAGATTAATACTGTTCAAGAAGAAATGAATGAGCTTGTTGAAAAGATTAATTCTGGCTATATCGCTAAGCGTGGCCCAAAGCATCAACAGAAGAAAACCTTTGCACCTTCTACTATTGCCTACGGGCATGGAGAATGTCCTAGATATTGGTATCTAGCTTTCGAGGGTGGCACTTTTGAAGATCATGCAGACCCATTTGCTGGTGCGAATATGACTAATGGAACTAAGTCTCATGAGCGTATTCAGGAAGCAATGAAGGATGCTGGCATTGTCATTGATTCAGAATTTAAGATTACATATAATGACCCACCTATCTTTGGGTTTGGAGATGTGCTAATCGACTGGAAGGGAGAAGAGCTTCTAGTTGAGATTAAAACTGCTATGCAGGAGGGCTTTGAGTATAGAAAAGCAAACCGCAAAGCAAAGCTTGGTCACTTGATTCAGGTTCTTATTTATATGAAGATTCTGAAAAAAGCCAGGGCAGTTATTATTTATGAAAACAAAAACAATCATGAACTATTGGCGATACCTGTCAATATTAGTGATTATTATATTGGTTGGGTAGACCAGACATTTGAGTGGATGCGTACAGTTCGTAAGGCTTGGGAAGACAAAAAACTTCCCACCAAGAACTACCGATCTAATTCAAAGATCTGCAAGACATGTCCACTAAAGGCTGTTTGCGATCAGGCTGGAAAGGGAGACGTAGAGATTAAGTCTATGGAGCCTTTAGATGAAAAACTGTCAATGGTGTGATGCCACTTTCGAAACAAATATTTCTTATAAGATCTACTGCTCTACTGAGTGCAGAGAAGAAGCTACTAAAGAAAAGATAGCTGAAAAGTATGCACAAAAACGTAGAGCTAAGATGATGAATAAAAAAAGGCATTGCAAATCATGTGGCTCACTTCTTTCCGCATATAACGATGAAACTATTTGTCATGCATGTAGTGTAGATCCTAAAGATGTTGCTAAGGCTTTGAAAGAGCTGAAGGATATTGCTAATGGTAAAGCTTAATGAAATACTTGATCCTAAACCGAATAAGCTTTGCTCTATTGATGCTAGTACTAACAGTCTTGCGTTTGCTATATTCGATTCTGGTAAGCTTGTCAGTGTTGGCAAAATCAATTTTAAGGGAGTAGATGCTTACCAAAAGATTGCTGATTCTGTTAGAAAGACCAGAGCATTCTTTGAACATCATAATGATTTAGATGCTATTGTAATTGAGCATACGGTGTTTATGAATAGTCCTAAGACAGCAGCTGACCTAGCACTAGTTCAGGGAGCAATGCTTGGCGGAATAACTCTTAATGGTGTTAAAACAATTAAGTCTATTAATCCCATTGCTTGGCAAACTTTTCTGGGTAATGGAAAGCTAACCAAAGAAGAGAAGATAAAGATTAGAGAAGAGAATCCAGGCAAGAGCGATTCGTGGTATAAGAATCGTGAGCGTGAGTTCAGGAAACAAAGAACAATTAAGCTAATTGATATTAACTATGGTAAAACTATAACTGACAATGATATAGCTGATGCTGTAGGCGTGGGTCATTATGCTATTAACAACTGGTATAAGCTGACTTGACAAGGAGATGCAATGGCTGCTAAACTTTATACAAATGAAACATGGCTCAAGAAGAGATATCATCTTGACCGTAAGACACCAGAAGAGATCGCTAGAGAATGCGGTGTCACTGTAGAAACAATATATGTTTATCTAGCTAAGTTTGGATTGAGGAAATCTAGAAGATGAGTAAAGAGACGGAAGATCAAATTGATCGGGTGGTGAATGAGATTAGGGATATGCTCATTGCCAAGAATCGTGCCTATGGCGATTCTGCCATTGACCCTGTAAGGGTTTTTTCTAAGGCAGATGCTGTAGAGCAAATCTATGTTCGTATTGATGACAAGTTGTCAAGGGTAAAGCGAGGACATGAGTATCCAGGTGATGATACTATTTCAGATCTTATTGGATATTTAGTGTTGTTGCTTATTGCAAAGGAGAGAGATGAAGCAGTTCAGTAAAAAAGAAAACCTATCATTTGATGATATTTTGCTAGTTCCACAGTATTCTGACATTACAAGTCGTAAAGATGTAAGCCTAAGAACAGCTATTGGCCGTGGAACAAAGAAGTCTATTGGCCTAGACTTGCCACTTATTGCTGCACCAATGGATACTGTGTGTGAATGGGAGATGGCTTCTGCTATGCGTAGATCTGGTGGGCTTGGAATTATCCATCGCTACATGCCTATTGATAAGCAGGTTGAGCAGATAAGGCTTGGAGCAGCTTCTGGCCGTGTTCTTGGAGGATCTGTTGGTGCTAGGGGCAGCTTCATTTCTGATGCACAACTTTTAGTAGATGCTGGAGCAGCACTAATTCTTGTAGATGTAGCTAATGGTCATAGCCAGATTGCTATTGATGCTGTAAAGCATTTGAGAAATGTTTTCGGTGAGCAGGTACACATCATGGCTGGCAATGTCTCTACTTGGGATGGATACGCTAGGCTGTGTGATGCTGGGGTAGACTCAGTCCGTGTCGGTATTGGTGGAGGCTCTGCTTGTACTACACGGGTTGTCAGTGGCCATGGAGTTCCTACATTAGCTTCCGTAATGTCTATTCTAGAAAAGATAGACTACAAACTTGATCCAGCTGTTATTGCTGATGGTGGCATTCGTAACTCTGGTGATGCAGCTAAGGCTCTAGCAGCTGGTGCTAAAGCAGTAATGGTTGGAAGATTGCTAGCTGGTACTGATGAGTCTCCTGGAGAGATTGTGGACGGTCGCAAAGTATTCCGTGGAATGGCATCCAGAGAGGCTCAGGAAGAGGGTAGAGGCTCTGTGTCGGGCGTAGAAGGCATTGCAACGACTATCCCATATATTGGACCAGTTAAAAACGTATTAGAAGACTTTAAAGCTGGTCTTAGCAGTGCTCTCTCGTATACTGGTGTTGACAACCTTGTTGACTTCCACTTCGAAAGTATGTATAATAGAGTATCGAGTAATTCATTAAATGAAACTAAACCACACGCTAAGGAGTAACATTGCGTAAGCGTAAGTCTGTCCCACCACCACCAAGCAAGTTTTTTCGTTTCCCTGAAATCACTGTAGGTAATTTCATTATTGAAAAGGGAGACATAATTAAGATTGATGGTGAGTGGGGGCAAAGATTTAAATTTGATTGCCTAGTTACTAATAAAGAGACTGGTGCTCAGTGGATTGATTGCTTTGAAGTCCACAAGATGCGTACTGGTGTGCTAAGATCATTTAGGCTAGATAGGGTTAAGCGAATTCCAAAGAGAAGGGGCAAACGTCGTGCCAAGCGAGGAACAAGTAGTACAACATCTTGATGAAGTAAATAGAGTAGTTGGCGAATATCTTAAGGGTAGTGATCCAACCAAGATCTCTAAAGAGCTTGCAATTCCAAGAACTAGGGTTGTGACTCTTATCAAAGAGTGGCAGACTATGGCTTCTGATAACTCTGCAATTCGTGCCAGGGCTAAAGAAGCTCTAGCTGCAGCAGATGAACATTACAGTAGACTAATTACTCACACATATGATGTTATTGATGAGGCTACAACTACTGCTAATCTTAGTGCTAAAACTGCTGGCATTAAGCTAGTTATGGATATTGAATCTAAGCGTATTGAGATGCTACAAAAAGCTGGCTTGCTTGAGAACAAAGAGCTTGCTGAAGAGATGATGGAGGTTGAGCGTAGACAGGAGATTCTTATGAATATTCTTAAAGACATTGCTGCTGAACATCCAGAGGTTCGTGATAAGATTATGCATAAGCTATCAGAAGCATCAAAAGGTTTAAACGAGACAGTAACGATTGTACAAAATGTTTGATGAATTTTTAGAGGTATTACAGGATAACCCATTTGATGAAAACCCTGTCGATGTCAAGACGTTTGTAGAGGGCGAGGACTACCTTGGTCAGCCACCATTGTCTGATATCCAATATGACATTGTTCTAGCAATGAGCCAGATCTATCGATTGGAAGATCTGCAAATGCTGATGGGCAATGACGAGGGTTCAAAGTTTTACAAAAAATATACTAAGAATGAGGTTATCCTCCAGCTCGGCAAGGGTAGTGGTAAAGACTTTGTATCTACTGTTGCTGTAGCATACATTGTGTATAAGCTATTGTGCCTTAAAGATCCAGCACGGTATTTTGGTAAGCCAGCTGGAGATGCTATTGATATTATTAACATTGCTATCAACGCACAACAGGCTAAGAACGTGTTCTTCAAAGGTTTTAAAACTAAAATTGAGAAGTCCCCATGGTTTGCTGGTAAGTACTATGCAAAAATGGATTCTATTGAGTTTGATAAGTCTATTACTGTTTACTCTGGTCACTCTGAGCGTGAGTCGCATGAGGGTCTAAACCTTTTAGTTGCAGTGCTAGACGAGATCTCTGGTTTTGCTAATGAGGTTGGAACTGGTAATGAGCAGGGTAAGACTGCTGATAACATCTACAAAGCCTTCCGTGGAACTGTAGATTCTCGTTTCCCTGATTTGGGTAAGGTGGCACTACTGTCCTTCCCTCGCTATCCAGGTGACTTTATTTCTACGAAGTATGAAGATGCAATCTTAGATAAAGAGGTTATTCAGAGATCTTACAGGTTTGTTATGAATCCTGATTTGCCAGAAGATCAAGAGGGAAACAGCCTAGATATTACGTGGGACGAAGATAACATTGTTTCATATAAATATCCTGGAGTGTTTGCACTTAAACGACCAACGTGGGAAGTGAATCCTACTCGCAAGATCGATGACTTTAAGCTAGCTTTCTACACTGACATGGGCGATGCTATGATGCGTTTCTTGTGTGTGCCCACATTCTCATCTGATGCTTTCTTTAAACAAAGAGATAAGGTGCAGTCTGCGATGTCTTTACGTAATCCTTTGGATTCGTTTAGGCGATTTGATTCAACGTTTGAGCCTGATCCAGAGAAGACTTACTTTGTTCATGCTGACCTTGCTCAGCAGCATGACAAGTGTGCTGTTGCTATTGCACATGTAGAGAAGTGGGTAAACATTCAGGTAATAAAAGACTATGAGCAGGTAGCACCAATAGTTGTGGTCGATGCTGTAGCTTGGTGGGAGCCAAAAGTGGAAGGCCCAGTCGATCTTTCTGAAGTAAAGAAATGGATTCAGAACCTGAGACGTATAGGCTTCAATCTTGGGCGTGTTAGTTTTGACCGCTGGCAATCCTTTGATATTCAGAATGAGCTTAAGGCTGTGGGTATCAAAACAGAGACAGTGTCAGTAGCTAAGAAGCACTATGAAGATATGGCTATGCTTATTTATGAAGACAGACTAGTTATGCCAGCTATTGATTTGCTTTTTGAAGAATTGACAGAGCTTAAGATTGTCAGGGGCAATAGGGTTGACCACCCTCGTAAAAAGTCTAAGGACTTGGCTGACGCTGTTTGCGGTGCTGTCTTTGGTGCTATTTCTCATACACCACGTAACATTAATCAAGAGGTTGAGATTCACACGTTTAGGGATAGGCCAAAGAGGGATGAATTTGAACCTTT